ACTGCAAAATTCTTAGGGTTTACACCCTTTGTTGTAGGTAATAGACCTCAAAAAGTAACTCCACCAACTAAGGATACTATGGATTTTCTTAATGATCCTGACATTATAAAACGGTTTCCAGAACTAAGTAATTTACAAACAAATTATGCTGTGGAGATATCATGGATATCACAATTAAAAGAATTCCAGGCATTATGTGATCCTAATATTCATGGTGAAAAGTATACATCATTAGATTTGATTAATTCTGTTTCTCATAATTTACATAGAATTTTTTTACCAAAATTACCTAAGCCTGATCCTACTAACTGTCTTTATGTTCGTACTAATAGTGATGCTTATGCTGGAAAATTATCGGAAATTTATTTTGAGAGGAGTAATCATGGTTATGTAGATAAGTATATTAAACCAATTGCTGTTGAGTTTAATGAGAAAATTATGACCGAACTAGTCCCTGATAAAAGTATTTGGACTATAGGTGGTAGGGTAAGATTTATGAGTGATGCGAAGATTGATAGTGACTTAAGGTGTAGAGTGTTAATAATGCCAGAAGGAGTTAATAAAATAATTGGTTTAAATACCATAGAGAGTTTCTATGATCAATTAGTAAAAGTTCAAAAGTTATCCTGATAATGAAATTTGTCTTGGGACATCTTTTCTTGAGGGAAATTTCTTTAAATTTGATGATGAGAATAGACAATTTGAAAATGTTTTAGAAGCCGATTTAAAGCGTTATGATCAATCAGCTACTGAGGAACAAATTGTAGCAGCATTTTCAATATTACGTTCTTGTTATCCTGATGGTGATGATGTTGATTTACTTTTTTTACATCATTGTGCTGCTTTTTTATTTAAAAATATTGTTATTCCTGGTGGTTTTATTTTTAGAGTGTCAAAGGGAATTGCTACTGGATCTCCCTTTACATCAGCTATAGGGTCTATATTAAACTGGATGAATTGGAGTAGAGTAAGTGATGAATTAGGAATTACACATAGATTAATTCGTGTATACGGTGATGATACTTTAGTCTTCTTTAATGGTTTTTTACACCTTCCCCATGACCACTTAACTCACCTAGTGAAGGCTTTAACTGGATTCACTTCAGATCCATTAATTATTAAAAGAGTTAATGATCCACCTGATGCTGAGAGAGCCTATGTGTTTTTAAAGACTTATAGTTATTATGGTTTTCCTGCTAAACATACAGATGATACTTTATTAAGGGTGCTATATCCTGAATTTAGAACTAAAGATAGGATGGAAAGGGTATCTAATATTAGTTCAGTATTTTATGTATCACCTTTTAAT